AAGGGGGGTAAGTGATGTTTAAAATGTATGATTGGAAAAGCAAAGAAACAAGATTTGATGCAGTGGAAAGTCAGCTTAATGAATTTAGCCAAGAAGGTTACGAAATATATAATGTCATTAAAAATATAGTTGACGGCGATATGGCATTTTTTCTAATAATAGCAAGAAAGCCAATAGAGTTAACTATAGAAGATAAAGGAGTGGAAAATGAGTAAAGGCAAATGTAAGTTTTGTGGAATTGAGTTACCAGACAAGGGTAATATTAGGTGCGATACTTGTAATACTGCTTGGGAAGATGGAGCTAAATATGGTGAAGAGAAAATAAGGACATTATTGGCAGTAATGTTTAGACATTTTAAAAACTTGGCAGGTATCCTATGAAAGACATTAACATTGCTTTGAGGGAGATTATAGAAACAGAAGTTAATACTATGGAAACGCACTGTGTTGCAAGAGTAGAAAGGATAAACCAAGCAATCTCCCAAATCAAAGCCTTAGTGATAGAGAGTTTGAAAATAATATATAAACGCAGATACCCTGAATTTGATAGTGCTAATTTAAAAAATGGGCAAATAGCGGTTATGAATTATGTAAAAGAAATGATGGATAAGTGGCAATCATAAACGCAAGGGGGGAGAAGTGAAAAATAAGGGTAATGTTATTTCTACAATTATAGCAGCGTGGTTTGTTTTAACTTGGATAGCAGGTGTTCTGGTCCAAATATGGGGTATATGTAGGTTGATATGGGGTTGATGTGAAGAAGAGAACAAGAAAGAACATCAGAAAAGACTTATGGGATATATGCAAAGTTTTGATAAGACAAAGAGATAAGAACATCTGTCAGATGTGTGGTAAATATGTGGAAGGTTCTAACTGCCATACCTCACACGTTATACCTGTTTCCTTTAGTTTAAGACTTGCTTATGATTTAGTTAATCTCAAAGTGCTTTGCTATCATTGTCATTTACATATTTGGCACAAGAACCCCTTGTTGTCAACAGCGTGGTTTAGGAGAAAATTTCCTTCAAGATACAAATATCTCCAAAAGAGAAAGAAAGAAATTCATAAACTAGGTTCAGTAAAAACCTTTGAATTGGAAGAATGGTTAAAGGAGTTAAAAGATGGACAAGACTGACCTTAAACCTCATTGGATAAAGTTAATGAATTATGCTAAACTATTAAACAATGTAAAATTCTCCCTTGAGATACAAGACGGAGTGCCGGTCAAAGTAAAGATTAAAGAGTTGAAACAAGAGGAGTTTGATTTAACTAAGTGAGGTGTAATATGAATAGGTATAGACTATGGAGTAATGGGAAAAAATACAAGATACAAAAGAAAATGTTGTTTAAGTGGGTATGGTTAGATGAAACAGGTGCTTGGGATAATTTATATGGTGCACATAATCCCCTATTGTTTTTTTCTTATAGAGAAGTTAGAGATTATCTTAGTCATTTAAGATTTATTCCTGTCCAAGAAATTGTTGTTTAATAATATAAATTCGCCCTTGAGATACAAGACGGAGTGCCGGTCAAAGTAAAGATTAAAGAGTTGAAACAAGAGGAGTTTGATTTAACTAAGTAGGGGGTATATGAAAGAAATTAAAAAAGAACTAAAGACAGCTTTGAGCAAACAACCTTATAATTATCCTTTTAATGGTTTGGTTACAGCTAATAATATTAACCAAATAATAAATCATATAGACTATAAATTGAATATTATAATTAAAGCTATATCAACTAAATAATAACAACCCGCCCACCATTAGAGGCTAATACTGACTAATTGGAGGCATAACAAACTAATGTGCATTATTTGCACAAAGGAGAAATTATGTCCCTATGTTCAGAATGTAAAACCAAAATCTGCCTTAAAACCAAAAGACCCTGCCCCTTGATTGAAAAAGAGTTAGACTCAATGGAAACTGGTAAACTTCCCCATACAATATCTTTAGATGGAAATTACTTTGAGAAGGTTATAAAAACCACAAAGCGAGGGTATGAGTTTAGAAGGGATGAACAGGATTGAGGGGATTAAACCCCTCTCCCCTTTGTCCATATTCTCATTAACATAATAATAGTCCCATTCATAGTCCGTCCCTCGTCTTGACACTTCTTCTTGAAGGGTATAAACAGTTTAGTAGGTATTGAATAGTGTACTAATTTTTTCATTTGTCTCCTTCTGCTTTGGCTATGGCTTGTTTCATTAAATCTAATGCCTCTGCTGTTACTTCTTCTTTTGTCCACTTGTTTTTAGGTGCTAAGAATAATTTACAAGCCTCTAACAAATCTGGTGCTGATGCTATGAGTTTGGCATTGGCTTTATCTTGTTTAGAATCTGAGATTGTTTTAGCCAAGTATATAGTTTGGTCTCCTTTATAGATTATGTAAAAAGTATTAGCACCATTTACTACTTCCCATTTTCCTTGAGTATGTTTCATTTTGCCTCCTTTTATAATTTACAACCTAAATATATAGCAAACCCCGCAGTAGCTACAATAGTCAGAAACACGCTTAGATAGACAATGCCCATTTTACCCCCTTATATTTCTTTTCCCACTCCTCAAAACCAACCTTACTTAGTTTCTTGAATATCCCCATAGCTGATTTATTAAATCTCTTTTTTATTGTATCCCAACAGAGAGTATGAATAATTATCTGTCCTATTATAGACCACTCTTTTGTGGTGAAGGTATCTACTTTTTGTTGTCTTATGACTTCTTGGAAGAATGTGTGAGATTCTGAGTAATTCTTTGCACCTCTAAGGTAAGCACCCCGAAGGTTAGCACCCCGAAGGTCAGCACCCCGAAGGTTAGCACCCCGAAGGTTAGCAATCCAAAGGTTAGCACCCCGAAGGTCAGCACCCTGAAGGTTAGCACCCCGAAGGTTAGCACCCCGAAGGTTAGCACCCTTATTTTTCTCTAAACAATCTTTAATACTTGTGTATTTACCAGAGATGATTATTTTATCAGTAAATCTGCTTTTTATTTCTATTTTCACTTTACCTCCTTATACCTTAAACATATCCTGTATTCTACTTAATGCCTTCTGCCCCTTTTCTATCCCTTCCAATTCTCCTTTCATAAATCCCAAGTCATAACCTGTCTTATAACCCTTATCGTAGGCTTGTGACAAATCATCTAACTCTTTACTCTCTTTGCTCATCTTATCTCCTTATTGGCTCAACTAATCCCCTCCTACAATCCTCAAGAAACAAATCCACAAAAGCCCTTTGTTGAAAGTCATCACACTTATTAAAATATTCCCAAGTATCTCCAAACTCTACAAGCCATTTTTTAAACAATCTTTTTGGTATTTCTAATTGTTTCATCTTCCCCCCTTATTGTTTACAACCCAAACAAATAGCTAGTACCACAGACCCTACTATTATACACCAGATGCATAAATAGGTTAATCCTTGTATCATCTCTCCCTCCTTATTAGGTTATACTAGCCTTCACATTCTTCAATCTGTTCCATACTTCTGTATCCTCTTTACTAGGTAGAAAATCTTTTATACTGTTTATTTCATTTCGTGCTAATATTACACCTGTTGCAGTTTCCGTTTCTTTCATATTGGAGACATTTAAAATAATGGGCATCATCTCGTTTAATCATTCCATTTGTTGCGTATTCATTATTCCATTTACACCTAAATATATACTTTCTAAAATATCCTTTTGTTTTAATAAACCACTTACAATCCTTACAATATACTTTCATGCTTCTCCTCCTTTTAACAACACCCTGTTCTATCCTTAAGAAACTTAAATCCTTTAACAAAATAATATGCTTCAAGGTTAGTCATTGGTTCAGTTTCTATCGGTTCGTGTTCCTTAGGATAGTCATTTTTTGGAAATATAAAAGATATTACATTGAGTCCTACTTGGTTGATTTTTAAACCTAGCTTTAAAGCATAGTCTCTATTATGATGTTCAATATATCCGTGTAGGAAAATATCTGTTATAATCTTATTGTTTTCGTCCCTTCTTTCTTTAATCATTTCAAACCTCCTTTTTAATTTCGCCGAGAAATAACAGGTCATAAAACTCTCCCTATATACTCAACTCTATCAACCTATTCAACTCATCAATATCCCTCTTATCAGTAGCTCTCTCTAACTCTCTCTGTAATTGTTTGATAAACTTTTTCATTTAGCCTCCTTTATCCTTTTATAGATAGCTTTTGCTAAATCTCCCATAATTTTATCATCACCAACCCTATCTCCAAAGCAATAATCTTTATCCTCCAATGGCATACCAAATAAATGACAATTGATTATTTCTTCTATTTCTAATGAACTAGGTAATTTATTCATTTCTTACTCTCCGTTATACCAAATCACTAATATTTAACAATTCATAATTATCAATTCCAACCCTTTTAGCAGTTTGTATAGCTGATGCCTTACTTTTATATAGTTTTGCTTTCATAGGACTTGATACATAAGGCATAACTCCTCCTGCATAATACCCATAATCGTCCCCATCTTTGTCTTTAGCTTTTATAATTACTTTATCTCCTAATTCCTTGATATACATTTTAGTGAACATCTCTCCCTCCTTATTAGGTTATACCTATTCATAGTCTTTTTTGTTAAGCTCAATACCTAAAACTTTTCTGCAATCTTCTCTTGTAATAAATCTTCCTTGCTCTGTCCAAGTGAAAGACATATTGCCATTCTTTAAGTAAGCAAGTAATTTTTTAGCATATTCTATAGTCATTTTATCAAATACTTTTACCTTCATCTTTATACTCTCCTTCTGTTATATAGGTTAATAATCTTTGACACAACATAAGTATAACATTTATATACCACTTGTCAACATTTATTTCAATTATTTTCACCAATGAAATCAACACATTTTAGAGATATTGAAAAATAACTTGAAAATAAGCCTCAAATGTGTCGTTATTCTTACTAACTAGTGTAGAGGTAAACAAGTTATGAAATTAAATGCTATAATAAAGAACCTAAGTATTAAGAACAGTGACGTTGACCAATATCTAACATTAAAGTTAGAGGTAAGTATTGACGGCGTTGACTTAACTAAATTGAATGAATTACATCACAAAGCCTTGATAGTGGATATTAAGCCAGAATAAAACGCATGAGGATTGATTCTAAGCAAAGATTAAGCCGGGAGCAATAGATAGGTATTAATATTATATAATATCAATACAATATAATATATATATAATAAAGAATATAATATATATATAATATAAGTAATAGAATAATAACTAATATAATATAATAAGGATATAATATGATAAATGAAGATAAACTATTATTAAGATATAAAAGGTTTATATATTACTATATAAACAATGGTTTTAATGCTACTCAAGCATATATGTCTTCTTATAAGCCTAAAAATAGCAATGTAGCAGGTGTGGAAGGGCATAGAATGCTAAGTAAGCCTAAATGTCTTAAAGTGTTATGTGATGAGCTTGATAAAGCTGGGTTGGATATAAATGAAGAGTTTATTATACAGAAGGTGCTTGAGATAATAAACAACCCTAAAGCTAAGAAGGGTGATATACTTAGAGCATTAGAGCTTATATCACGCATTAAGGGCTATATGAAGCCTGATAGCACCCGATTTGTCGCAGTATTCACAGGCTTAGAGCAGAAAGAACAAGCCATTGTCAAGAGTAGATTGACACAAGTAGATGCGTAACAGTATGTTATATATTAATATGATAGTTTACATAATAAATCATATCGGAAGCTACATTGATAAGTCTATTATCTATTAACTTAGTGGTCAGTATGGGAAGAGGGTAACCACCCCCATGGGGTTTGTATATATATATATTACCACTCACAATATATATTATATTTTTCAAAATATCAAAATAGGAGGTCATCTTGTACATAGACTTAGAAAAGAAATTCAAAGTTAATTCATTCTGCCTAAACTGTACAAAGACCTGTAAACAGCATATTTTGGTTAAAATAGTAAGATGTTCACTTCGTCAAGTTAAGAATAAAGAGAGGAATTAAAGTAATGAAAAAAAGAAGACCAACCATATTAATCACAGAAAGACGGCGGGCTATAAAAGACTATATAGAAAAATATGGTAATATTTGTTATTATTGTGGTATAGACCTTGGAATATTCAAAAATCATTTAGACCACATAATTCCTGTTAAGCTGGGTGGTAAAGACGAACAAGATAATTTGGTGTTAAGCTGTAGTTTTTGTAATAGGGCTAAGTGGGATAATACATTAGAGTTATTTTTAAAATGGTTGGCACATATTAGGTCGGGATACTTTCAGTGTTGTGCTCGTGAGTTAATCAAACTTTATACTGGGCGTATTGCTGCTAATGAAGTAGATAAATTTAAATTAACTGAGCAAGATTTTGACAGATTATCAAAAAGCTATCACGACTAAGTGCGAGACATTTTTCTAGCCCTAAAAAAGCATTGAAAACATTGAACTAAATTAGGGTGTTTTTTGAATAGTCGACCTAGGAGTGGCTAAATTAAGAGGTTTTATAACATACTGATAATCAATGGTTTATAAAAGGGTGAAAAAAGAGCTTCAGGGGCTTAAACGAGCTCCTAGGAGTTTTAGGTAAAAAATGAAAAAACAAGTAACTTGCAAAGTATGTGGTAAAAAATTTGAAAATAGTCGGTCTTGGGCTAAATACTGTTCTATTGAATAGTACAGTTGTCCTACATAATAGAACATTTGTTCTTTTAAATTGCTCCCCGCTTGACTCCCGAAAGGGCTTGAGTGGGGTTATCACCTCCCCAGAATCGCATAGTCCATTCTGGGAATGTCGGTGTGGTGTGGTAACCTGATTGACATGTTGATGATAAGATTCTCTACGCAATCGCAGACTAACTGTCACCGACTTGTATTTATAGGTAGCAACACATTATGCGGTTAAAGCCCGATTCATCCGGAAGGAGTGTTGCTACCGACTGTATTTATTATGAATTTAATTAAAAATACATTTAAAGATTGGTTATATCACTTAGGGGCAGTAATCTGTATTCCAATAGGTTATATTATATATTTGTTATTAACATTGTTTTCTAAAAGAGATAAATAATCAATTATGATGCTTTATCAACATATATCTAAACAAGATATCATATTTGATACGTTAACCCCTTGATTTTATAGGTTAACCAAGAATAGTAATACCATAACTATGGTATATTTTAACTGTAACTGTCATTAAACGACAGTATTTGCGAATGGTTCGGTAATTTGCGAACCATTAACTATGTTGACCTACTGGGTCAGAAAAGGAGATAATATGGCAGGAAAGAAAGGCGATTGTGGTGGAACACCAAGAGTAGGTAAGAAAGGTGATGCTAAACCAAGACGAGGTTCAGGTAGGGGCAGAGGAGCAGGAAGGGGTCGTAAAAGAAAATAAATGGAAATAACCAAAGAACAAGCTACCAAACTTTATGATATATGGAATAATGACCTATTAAAGTGGGTGGAAGACTTTTTAGGACACTTCCTTACTTCTAAAGTTCCTGATTTTCATAAAGATATATATAGTTTAGTGCAAAATGCACAGAGATTGGCTTTGGCAGCTCCGAGAGGTTTTGCTAAAGCACAGTCTTTATGTTCTAAAGTTTTAACTCTGGGTGGTTGGACAACAATCGGTGATTTGCGGGTTGGTGATTTTGTTTTTGGTTCAGACGGAGAACCAACTAAAGTAATTGCGATGACACCGGTAGAGAAAATGTTTTTATATCGGGTGGAAACTAGAGACGATAGAAGTACACTTTGTAATCTAGGACATTTGTGGGAAGTAACTTGTCCACAGAATACTGGAAATAAGAAAATAGTAAAATCACTACAAGATATTTTACAGAATTATAAAAAGGAAAGAATAGATAAAAGGACTGGAGAAAGATATATAGAGTATAAGTATTTTCTTGGTTGGGCTAAACCAGTTGAATTTGAGGACAAGCATCTAATTATAGAACCATATACGCTAGGTTGTTGGTTGGGTGATGGACATAGTAATGATAGTAGTTTTACAACTCAAGATATAGAAATCCTTCATTATTTTCCTTATAAAGTAACTAAACAAAAGGCTAAATTAAGATATACAATCAGAGGGTTAAGACCAAAGTTAAGAAAATTAGAAGTATTAAATAATAAACATATTCCTGAGATATATTTATTTTCTTCTATAAAACAAAGAGAATTGTTATTACAAGGATTAATTGACACAGATGGCACAATAAATGCTTCTGGAAAAATATTTGAATTTTGTAATATTAATAAAAGGCTGATAGATGGCGTAGTTTCTTTGATTAGAAGTTTGGGTGGAACGGCAACTGTGGGCAAAGGAAAATCTTGGTGTAATGGAAAATATCATAATTATTATAAAATTACAGCGAGATGTCCTAGAGAAATTTTACCAACAAGATTATCAAGAAAAAGAAAATTGTGGGAAGGAAGTATAAAAACTAAATCAGCCATAACAAATATTGTTTTTGATAGACAAGAATATGGAAGGTGTATACAAGTAGAAGCTAAGGACGGGCAATATATCACAAATGATTATATATTGACTCATAATAGTATGATATGTAGTGTGTTTTATCCTTTCTGGTGTGCATTATTCCAGAAAAAGAAGGATATTCTAATTATATCAGCCTCAGAGGGACTCGCTATTGAATGGTTACGCAAGATGCGTACCGAAATGGAGTCTAATCCGTTTATTCTTAAATATTTTGGAGATTTAAAGTCAAATAAATGGACGGAGACCCACCTGATATTGAATAACAAGCAAAAGACGAACATTCGTGCTCGTGGTGCTGGAGGTCAGATACGAGGTTTTCGCCCAGATTTGATAATATTAGATGATATAGAGACTGATGAGTCAGTAGCAAGCTCAGAACAACGCACAAAGCTACGAGAATGGGTCTTTAAAGCTTGTTTGAATACATTGTTACCTCATGGTCAGTTTATCTGGATAGGCACCATTATAAGCCCTTTAGCCCTATTACAAGAGATGTTAGATAGCGATAATGACTGGGAAAAGAGAAAATTCAGAGCTTACAAGGATGCTAGACAGGAGGAAGGTTATGAATTATGGAAATCACTCTGGTCGCATAAAAAGTTACAAGCAAGGAAAAAGGAGATTGGGAGCACCGCTTTTGCCTCGGAATATCTCAATGACCCTATTCTTAATGAAGCATCACCGATTAAACCACATCAACTCAGGTATTGGAATGAGCTTCCTACTAATTTGTCTACTGTTATTTCCGTTGACCCTGCTTACTCTGATGATGAGAGGGCTGATTATAAGGTGGCAACTCTGGTTGGTATTAATTCTCAACATAATCGTTATCTTGTTAGTTATATACGGACTCACCGTCCTTCTGGTGAATTTATAGATTCAATATTAAATTTATATCTTCAGAACAAAGATACTTTGACAGCGATAGGTGTTCCTAATTCTGGAGTTGAAAAAGAGTTTTTTAATTCATTTGTAAGAAAAGCACACGATAGACACTTATATCCTCCAATAGTAGAACTAAAAAATACATTTAAGAGAGGAACAGATAAAGTTATAAGAAAAAAGAAAGATAGAATAGTGGCAGCGTTACAACCATTGTTTGAGTCTGGAAAATATTATATACACGCTAATCATGAAGAAGCTAAAGATGAGTTACTTACATTAGGTGCTTCTCGTTGGGACGATATTGTTGATTGTTTGTGTTATGCGGAAACTATTATAACACCAAATTACATAGAACCAGAAGTTAATAAAAGAGGAAGATACGGAGAATTATTACCAGACGAAAAAGAAATAAAAGTATTTGATTATGGATATTAAAGGAGATAAAAAGTGGCAGTAAAATACCAAAAAGAAGTAATACAACCAGCAGCAGGTATGTCTAATAATGGCATGAATGAGCTGGTTACTAAGATAAAGAATTGGCAATCTGATTCTGAGAATTGGACTGAAACTTGGAGAAGTTCTCAAGACAAGTGGCATAGAATGAGAATGCGAATAAAGAAGAAGAAAACATTCCCATTTGTTGGATGTTCTAATATTCGTATGCCTACCATTGAAATTAAAATGAGAAAGCTCAAGGCTGCTCTTGCTAATGTTATTTTTGGTATTAGACCCATTGTCCAAGCAGTGCCATCTCCATCTGGTAATTGGGAAACAGCACGAAAGATAGAGAAGTTCTTAGACCATTTAATTATGGAGAAAATAAAGATTAAGAATAAATCTTTAATTGCTATAGACCAAACAATAGAGAAAGGATTTTTTATTCTTAAACCATTTTGGAGAATAGAGATAACAAATAGAATTGAAGAATTATCTTTAGATGATATTTCTATACAAGAAGCTCTTTGGTTATTTGATGCTGAAAGACAACCAGAAGAAGTTGAACAAGCTATTATTAAAAGATTAGATGTTGATATGAATGATTTGGTTAAAGAACATAATCAAAAAGAAGTATCAATAATAGTAGATGAATTATTATCTGGTAAAGAAAATGTAAAGTTTGAAATACAAGATGTTCTTTATAATTGCCCTGATGTTGCTTTATGTGAACCAGAGAGAGTCTATGTTCCACCTACTGCTGGGTTTGACCCACAAAAAGCACAGTATATAATCCATGAATTTTATTTACCATTTCACGAATTAAAAAGTAATGGTGAACATAAAAAGTGGGATATTGAAGGAATAGATAAAATTGCCAATAAACAAGATGTTGACTTATCAAGTCATACAATAGATGTAACCAGAGATGAGAGAGAGGGAATACAGAGATTACAGTCAACTAATAATCTTGTAAAAATATGGGAATGTTATTGTTGGTATGATATTAATAATGATGGAACAGAAGAAAAATGTGTAGTTACTATAGCACCTGATTTCAATCAGGAATTAAGAAAAATTACCCTACCTTTCTACTCTGGTAATTTCCCCTTCGTGAAACTATTTTATGAGTTGACCTCCGACAGATGGTTTTCGCATAGGGGAATACCAGAGCTAATAGAAGATATAGTTAAAGAGATAGATATACAACATATGCAAAAGATTGATAGGCAGACACTTACAAACTCGCCTATGTATATCTACAGAGCAGGTATGGTTAATCCTAAGACTGTTCAGTTTGTATTTGGACAAGGTATTCCAGCACAAGGTATGCAACCATTAAATGATTTGATTGCTCCATTAAATTCTCATAATCCTAATGTAGAGTTTTCATATGAAAAAGAACAGATGATACTTGAAACTAAGATTGAAGAACTTATAGGACAAGTTGATTTCTCTTTACAATCTATGATTAATAAAAGACAACCAAGGACATTAGGCGAAGTAGACCACCAAGTTCAAAGTGCTAGTAATGTATTCTCTTTAGATGCTGATATGTTCAGAGAATGCTTTGCAAACCTATTTAATTGGATATGGGATTTATGGTCTCAGTATGGAGATGATACTTATGAGTTTATGTATTTTGGACAAGACTCAAGGAAAGAGGGAGAAAAGATTAAACTTACTCGTGAAGAAACTCAAGGTAAGTATGTTATCACTGTAAGAGGAAATGACCAGAATACTAACCCACAAGTTAAGATGCAGAAAGCCCAGCAGATTATGATGGGAACACAAAATCAATTAGCTATACAAATGGGAGTTGTTTCTCCTATTCATGTAGCTAATGCCT